ACTGTCCACAAAGCTGACTTTGCAACTATTGCAGTCAACACTTGGTACATTTTTGGTATGCGGTACTTGCCGAATACGAAGAAGTTGGATTTGTATTGGGGTGTTGGCGACCGCTCGACTCCGTTGGTTAAGTCGTCCGATCCAATTATCTCAACTGACATTGCCGATGGTGTCTTTCCAGACGGCCAAGGTCTTTGTCCGACAATTGCAATCAAGGGTGGTCATGCAGATGACGTGTCTCTTGACATTCGATCTCTTGCTTGTGCGCAAGTGAGCTATGCGGCAGACTAGCGGTTCGTTACCGTTTTTTTAGAGCCTCCCCTTAGTTGCTCCATCTCCAAAGGGGAGGCTCGTTTTTTACAAAAGGTAAATTATGCCAATTTTAAATGACGGTACGCCGGTTTCTGCTGCTTCTGCCTCGGCAATGACAATTAGCTACGCCCAGCTATCGGAAGAAGTCGGGGAGTATCTTGGCATTGGGAGAGATTCATTTAGTGATCTTGAAGAAACGCGAGTCAATTCAATTATCAGGTCAGGTTTGCGGCAAGTTTATTACCCGCAACATTTTAAAGAAGGAATGACGCACCAGTGGTCATTCATGCGACCGGAAGCACAAATTGTTACTACCGCAGCGTATACAACGGGAACTGTAACAATTTCGTCTGGAGTTGTTACTTTGTCGGGCGGGACTTGGCCTAGCTGGGCAGAACAGGGCGAGTTAAATATCAACAGTCAAGTTTATACAGTTAATGTCAGAGATTCTGACACGCAAATCACGCTAGATGATTTAACTGCAACTGCTGCCGCAGGAACAACTCACAGTTTAAACAGACCGTCTTATGATTTACCGGAAGGTTTTGACGGAAATTTTGATGGCAATCTTCATTACAAAACTGGAGACAACACGCTGTGGCCTTCAATTAAAATTACTTCGCCAGCAATGGTTAGGGGAAGGAAGCAAACTTACAATGGTTCAGACCGTCCAGTAATTGCTTCAGTTCAACCTAAAAGTTTTGTTGCAGCAACAGGGCAAAGATGGGAAATCACGTTTTACCCTTCGCCAAGCGATTCTTGGACATTTTATGGTCGCTACAAAATTAGCCCTTTGATGATTGACGGAAGTTCTAAGTACCCGCTTGGAGGCGTGGCAATGGCAGAAGTGTTTTTAGAGTCATGCCTTGCTGTTGCAGAAAAACGATTTGTGGAAGATTCAAAAATACATCAACAAGAATTTTCTCGGCTTTTAGCTCAGGCAATAAACCACGATGCTGATGCGTTTTCGGCTAATTTCTTAGGTTACAATTCGGACAATTCAGATTCTCGCGGCTTAAATGACAATAGTCGTTATGTTGGCAATGCAATTCATTCATACGAAGGGGTCGTTTACTACGACTAGAAATAATGACAAATTTTTCAATAGCAGAAGCGTATTCGGTAGGCACAGATGCAGACGGAAGCAGCAGCGATGCAATTGGGTATGGAGAGTTTGATTGCGGAATGGTTTACATTCCTAATGGCTCATCTATTACTTCATTGACTTGGCTGGCTTGTGATACACTTGGCGGTGAATACGAGCCTGCAAAGCACACTGTAAATTCAGGCTTAACGCCTTTAACTTACGTTGCAACTGTCCAGACTGTTGCGGCAAATGGGGCGTACCCAATTCCACAGGACTTAGTTGGTGCTGTGGGTATCAAGGCTGTTGCAAATGCAGCAGGCGTTGTTTTAGTTAGCTTAAAAAGCAGATAAGGAAAAAAGATGAGTGGACACAGAGCAGCACACGACATGGCAAAGGCTCCTTTGCAACTTACAGATGGTGGCGATGCAAGCATCATTGGCATTGATCGGTTTGGTGGGATTGTTGAACTGGAAACAGCAGCAGCGGAAACAAGAACTCTTGCTGATCCAATTGGCGGTGGCTTGATGGCTACTGTTCGTATGCGAGTCGATGGCGGTGATTGCACCGTGACGGCAACCAATGGTCTTAACGTAGCAGGCAACACAACTGCTGTGTTTGCAGACGTTGGGGATTTGCTTCACATGGTAAGCGTAGAAACTGCAACGGCTGGAACTTTCCGTTGGGAAATTTTGACCAATACCGGAAGCGTAGCATTGTCGTAAGGATGAGCAGTTGCGAACTATTGAACTTCATTTTCCGATTGAAGGGATTAACCGGCGAATGCCGGAACGTCCCAAACAAAAACGAGGCAGTTATTCCTGCCCTTGGGCGGTGAATGTATGCAATGAGGACAACATAGAGCGACGATTGAGAGGCGGGAGTCGAGTTGGCTTAACTAAGTTTGTTGCAAATGATTTGGGAACAACAATAAGCGACCTTGCTTCTATTAACCTTTCAAGTGAATCTGGCTCTACTGAAGTTCTTTTTGCGTTGGTTGATTCATCCATCAAGACGGTGACTGGCGGGGTGTTTGCAACTCCGGTTGCATATCTTGGTGAAACTCCCGACGATCCATCTGATGCGGCAGATTTACTGACTGACGATGCTGGAAATAACATTCTTGTCAGTTCTGTGGCTGCTCCTTCGTCTGGGTTTCTTGTCAGCGGGCAACAAACTGTTCTTGCCGTGACAGCCAGTAGCGTAATTCGTTTTAACCCTAAAACTGGGCAAACTGATTTGATCGTAGCTAGTGCTGGGACTGTTCCAACTGGAGCGACCTTTGGGGCTGTCTATAGAGATAGGCTGATTGTTTCAGGAGGCGATAATGCAATCTATGCTTCCAAGATGGGAGATTATTCAAATTGGGATTATGGACGCGATATAAGTGACGGAAGCAGAGCAATCGTATGGCAGTTGGCTTTAAGTTCAGACGTTGGGCTGGCTCCGACTGCAATGATCTCACACAAAGACAGTTCTTTGATGATTGCTTCAAAGACAACTCTTTGGGTTCTTCGAGGTGATCCGGCAAGCGGGCAACTTCAAAGAGTGTCTGATAATATTGGGATTGTTTCGTCTAAAGCATGGTGCAAATCGGACGATACAATTTTCTTCTTATCTGATTGTGGCGTTTACAAGGTGGGGGCTGACGGTTCGGGACTTGCTATGGTTTCTGAAAATTCACTTCCCGCCGAATTGGATGACATAAACACCTCGACCACGACCGTCCTGATGGAGTACGAGCAAGAACGGAAGATGATACATGTGTATTTAAAAACCGCAGGTGGAAATGATACCCATTGGGTTTACGAATTACAGACAGAGGCTTGGTGGGCAGTTCGGCTTCAAAATGACCATTCACCTGTAGCAGTTTGCAAGCACAAGGGTGAAGTGATACTTGGTGGCAATGATGGTTACGTGCGAAAGGTTGGGGGGAGCGACGACGATGGGACTGCAATTCAAAGCCATGTAATCATGGGAGCAATGAGGTTGGGTTCAGTTGATAGAAGTGGAATAATCAACATGCTTCATGGAGCTTTAGGCACAGGAAGCGGCACTGTAACTTGGAGAGTTGTTGTTGGTGCATCTGCCGAAGAAGCATCGGATAACGCAAAGTTGGCTATAGAAGCCTTTCAAGCGGGTGGAGATTACTCCGGTTACGTCAAGCACACGGATACATGGTCGGCTGGAAGGTCTCTAGCTCAATACCCGCGAGTTTCATCGCTTTGGTGCTGCATTTGGCTTCAATCAACAGACAGATGGAGCTTCGAGGGAGCAAGTATGCAATTAAAACTTTCAGGCAGGTACAGATAATGGCTGATGTATATTACAAAAACTTTGTTTCGGCTTTACCGGCTGATACGGTCGGGGGTAGTGAAAAGATTGCCGTTGTTGATGGATCAACTACAAAATACCAGACCCCTGATTTAATCAAAGCGTACATCATTGCGGCTTTGACAGCTTCCGGCGCGGTGACTCCAACCACCGGCGATGCGTTAATCATGGAGCGTTCAGGGACAGAGGGAACCTTTGATCTTGATGCTTTGTGCGATTATGTATACGCCTACCTTTGGACAGACCCAAGTGAGGTTACTCCGGCGACAAGTGCAGACAAGTTAATACTTAATCGCGGTGGGACAAAATACAGCATCGACATTGATACGCTGGGTGCGTATTTCAACACGGAAAATGGATCGTTGGGAGCGCAAATTGCGGCGTTGAGTGCTGCAACACTTGCCGATTCAGATGAGTATCCTCTTTCCCAAGGTGGAACCGCAAAGAAAGTGACCTTTGCCAACCTCTCGGCAAGAGTCCAAGCACAATTCAACTCTTATCTTGCCGCGTTGTCTGCGGTAAGCTCGCCAGTAGACGCGGACACATTGTATGTTCTTCAAGGGACAACAGCCAAGAAGATGACGTTGACGGTGTTGGCAAACACTTATCTGGCAGCGGAACTTGACGTAGAAGACTTTGGCTGGGGAATGGCTGAAGCTGACCCTGCCGCTTCCGGTGACATGCTGTTGATGGAACGGAGTGGAACTAGATACAAGCTGGACGTTGACACGTTGGTTACATTTGCAGCATCAGGGCTTCAAGACGGGGTTCTCACGTTTTCCGGCCTTGCTGCTGCAAGTCCTAATGGTGCTGACATGTTTACTGTCGATGACTCTGGGACTCCTAAGAAACTCACCCTTACAAACTTAGAGACAAAACTGTGGGTCGATTACGCAGCCTACGTCAACAGTTTGTCGCCAGTAAGCACAACGACTGCTACTGATAGAATTTACTGTCTTCAGGGTGGAACTCCAAAATACGTTACCCCAGCAGTTCTTTCGGCTTTTATGAACGTCACTACGGGTGATGTCATCGCGCCTGTGGCGACGACTCAATACAACGTCCCGCAATGGGATTCTGCCGCAAAGACGCTTACGGACGGGCTGTCGGTCGTCACTACGGTTAGGTTTACGGGCAGTGAGTCAGATAGTGCATTGCCGACAGAGCAGGCAGTCTCGGAGGCCGTTGAGGACATCACCAACCTCGACATTGACGGCGCGACAGACATTGGAGCCGCATTAGTTGATGCCGATCTGTTTATCGTTGATGACGGGGCTGGTGGTACAAACCGCAAAGCAACAATGGCTCGCCTGAAGACGTACATTGGCTCTGGCGATGTGGCAGGTTTAGATATTGACGGAACGGCAGATATTGGAGCAGGGCTGGCTTCTACCGATTTAATCATTGTTGATGACGGAGCCTCTGGAACCAACCGCAAGTCTCAGGTAAGCAGAATCAAGACTTACTTAGAAACCGTTGGTCACTACGCCAACATCTATGTGGATTCGTCAAAAATGCACCCATGCACCACAAACGGGGCTGCTGCATTGGCAAAGAACGAATACGGGACAAATGACGTTGACGTGCAGTATTTTGCATTTGACGGCGGTGCGACCGAGGAACGTGTTCAGTTCAGCATAGTAATGCCAGAGGATTGGAACAGAGGCACAATTAAAGCAAAGTTTTACTGGTCTTCAGCTAGTGGCTCAACGGCTGGGGATACTGTTGAATGGGGGCTGAAAGCAAATGCACTTGGAGACAATTCTGCAATAGATGCGGCTTTAGGAACTCCGCAAATTGTTAGCGACACGCTATTGGGAAGCAGTGGAACCAAAATGCAAGTCACTCCGGCGACACCAGCAATAACCGTTGGTGGATCAGCTAGTTTAAACAACCTTATTGTTTTTGAGATTTACAGAAACACTGACGGAACAGACGACATGGCTGAGGATGCTTGGCTGTTTGGTCTTAATATTCAATACCAAAGAAACCAAACTGTCGCAGCTTGGTAGTAGGGAAGCAGCATGGGCGTATTCTCATTTCCAGCAGTCTCGATTTACGATTCTACCGCTACCGGACGGTCGCTCATTACTGCTGCCGACCAAGCAGCCGCACGCGCAGCGATAGGTGTTGATACCTCCGATTATGGCTTGCTGGATAGCGACAACACTTGGACAGGCGATAACACTTTCACGCAAACGCTAACTGTTAATCAAATACAAAACAGCTTAGGTTCCGAAGGAATAAAGTTTGACGCAAACTATGGGTATCTTACTGATGCTAACGGTTCAGCTAATGTTCTGCGTTGGGGCAGCGGTGGATTCGAGCCTTACCAAGTATTTAAACCACGCTACGACGAAACCATTGATTTTGGTGCAACAAATCGCAGGTGGGTGACGGGTTTCTTTGTAAACCTTGACGTGAAAACAAAATTCTCTTTATTTAATCTTGGGGAAACGGGAGATACAAACACTGAGTCGATGAGCTTGTATTCGACGGGCAACGTCAACTACTTCTACAGCGAAGCGACCGGATCGGGAACGGTTCGAGATGTACGAATTGGTTCTGCGTCAAACAATATTTGGTTTAGGAACAGCTTTGGGGCTTACATTTTTACGGCTGGAGGAAGCGGAAAATTAGAGATTACTTCGTCCGGTGTAATTCTTCAAAGTGATTTATTCCCTTGGCCTGATGGGACAGAGGTTTGTGGGAAAACAGATCATCGCTGGGCAGAAGTTAATTCGGTAAATGCTGACTTTAGTGGCACGTTAACGACTAACTTAATTCAAGGCGGGCAATCGCAAGTTAAGCTGAACGAAGCAGCATCGCAGTTTTTAAACATCTGGAACGCTGCGGGCAGCACTCAATACTACAGTTTCCGAACTAATGCTTTTCTGCCAAAGGTAAGCAGCGTTCAACTCGGCCTTCCGGTTTCCACTGCTCGTTGGCTAAATGTTCATGCGGTTGGTGGTAGCTATCAAAACCTAAACGTAGAAACGAGTGGCTCGTTTAAGCTGTTTAACCTTGGTGACAGTCACACGAACACAACGAACACTGAGTATCTTGGATTAAGCACATTTGCAAATGCGTATGGTTCCCACTACCTGATTCGTCCACACAAGACGGGATCGGGTGGGAACGTAAGAATGGTCATTGCTGGCCCATTAGGAGAAGGAACAAGTAATCTTTTAATCGACCAATTTGGAATAGCTCATTTTCGATATGGGAACACGCAAAAACTTACTGTTTCCAGCGGTTACATTCGACTTGATGAAGATAACATTAGGATGAACTTGCTGCCGACATCTATTCCGACTAGTGAAGTTGGAATGTTGTGGAATAACAGTGGCGTTATTTCTGTAGCCACAGATTTGCTCGGAACAAAACCTACACCAAGTTTTTTAGATGGTGATTTCAGTGGGACCATGACCCTATCCAGTTACGATGACGGAGCAGGCAATTCGGGCGATATAACAACGCCTGCGATTACTTCGC